CAAGGAGACCAAGGCTATCAAGGTGACCAAGGTGACCAAGGAGACCAAGGATACCAAGGTAACCAAGGTAACCAAGGTGATGTTGGTGCCAAAGGAGACCAAGGAGACATAGGTGCTACTGGTGCAGGTGGAACAAGTGGAAGTAGTGGTTCAAGTGGTTCGAGTGGAAGTTCAGGTTCAAGTGGTTCAAGTGGAAGTAGTGGTTCTTCTGGAACAAGTGGTTCTTCAGGTTCATCTGGTTCAAGTGGAAGTAGTGGAACTTCTGGAACAAGTGGTTCAAGTGGAAGTAGTGGTTCAAGTGGTACAACTGTAAGTGGAACAAGTGGTTCTTCAGGTTCAACTGGTGCCAAAGGAGACCAAGGAGACCAAGGACATCAAGGAGACCAAGGACATCAAGGAGACCAAGGTGACCAAGGAGACCAAGGATACCAAGGTAACCAAGGTAACCAAGGTGATGTTGGTGCTCAAGGAGACCAAGGTAACACAGGTTCAACTGGTGCAGGTGGAACAAGTGGAAGTAGTGGTTCAAGTGGTGTAATATCATTAGCTACAGATGCTAATAATAGAGTTATAACTTCGGATGGAGATGGAACTGGTACAGCTGAAGCTACATTTACTTATGACACTTCGGCTGGACTTAGAATTGGTGATTTTGCAAGAAGTGGTAATAGTACATACATTAGTATGTCTGATACAGTTGGTAATATAGAATTATCTACAGTTGGTGTTGGTAGTATCGGTGATGCAAAGGGATTCTCACTTGGTACTTATTTATCTGTTGATGATGTTAACGAGGTCGCAAGATTACAATCTGAGGGAACTATATTCATTGGTGATGACGATTGGGTAGGATATGGTAATGGTACACATATAGAAGTAAATGATACTAATCAACAAATTAGTATGAGTGCTACACTTGGTGTATATGTTAGTACATTATCTACTGGTGCTGCTATTGATGTTGGTGCGGATAAAAATGGTAAATTACAATTACATTCTTCTGATGAAAGACTAAAGAAAGATATTTTCGAAATATCACAATCACTTGATACTATTAAAGGATTACGTGGTGTTACATATAAATGGAAAACACCAGATGAAGGTAATGCAAGAAATAATGCACTTGATACTAAAACATACTATGGATTTATCGCTCAAGAAGTTACTTCTTCAGATGCTCATGGTATAACTTTTACTGATAGAGAAGGTTTCTTAGGTCTTAATTTATCACAAGTTATACCGATATTAGTTAACGCTGTTAAAGAATTAGAAGAAAGAGTAACAGAATTAGAAAATAAATAACTCGTTTAGGAGTTATATAAGATATTTATATTTAGTTATCTAAATGTTATAAGGAGAATATAAATGGCAGACACGATACAATTTTCTGCAGAGGAAATGAAACAATTACAAGAGTTACAACAAGCATATCAAAATAAGACTATTGAGTTTGGACAATTAAAAGTTCAAAAGATTCTATTAGAACAACAATTGAAAACTTTAGATGATAGACAAACTCAAATGGAAGTTGATTATGTTAATATTCAAGCAACTGAAAAAAATCTTGTTGACCAACTTAATAAAAAGTATGGGCCTGGTTCATTAGACCCAACTACTGGTAAATTTACACCCGTAGAACAAGATAAACCAACCGAACCAATTAAGTAACTAACAATCGTTTCAGATTTAAGCAGACTATTTATATAGGAATATGTTATATATTCGCATGCGTAAAATTAAAACTAATTAATTAGGAGAAATATAATGGCAGAGAGAATCGTCAGTCCTGGTGTATTTACTCGTGAAAAAGACCTTTCATTTCTTCCACAAGCTATTGGTGAAATAGGAGCGGCAATTATTGGGCCAACCGTTAAGGGGCCTGCTTTTGTTCCGACTATTGTTCGAAATTTCAATGAGTTTGTGGATATTTTTGGTGATGTCACGAAAGATTTTTATACACCTTATACCGTAGAACAATATCTACGGAGTGCTGGTACGGTTACTATCGTTAGAGTTCTCGGAGAAGACGGATATTCAAATGATGTAATACATTTATATGCCGTATCTGGTGCTGACGCCGCTACTGGTGTCTCACATTCACTTGCTTATCTCGCACCATCCGCTGGTGGTGTTAGTGGTACAGGTGATTTATCAGGTACAACAATAACTGGTGGAGATATAAATACAACTGATTCAGCACTATCAATTTCTGGTAGTGATGTTTCTGCGTATTCTGTAAATGTATCGTTTAATACAAGTAGTGCTAATTACATAGAGAATTTATTTAGCTATGATGCACAAACTTCTACGGGTGCTGGTGGTACTTCCGTTCCAGTTTACTTATATAAAAACTTTAAAAATGCACAATCAACTGTTGCATGGGCAGGTACAGAACACATTTCTGCGTCTGTAGCTACTTTAGATTTTTCAAGTACAAACTATAGTAATGCTTCGACACCTACTGTTCAATCACAGATGATTAATAGTGCTAGATTTAATCTATTTAAAGTTAATACTCGTTCACATGGTTCTAATGTAAATGATGACAATTATGTTGTTATTTCTAATGTGAAAGCGGCTGGTAGTATTGCTGGTTCAGATTATGGTTCATTTTCACTTGCAGTACATAAAGTAGATGATGGTTCATTACTTGAATCATGGCATAACTTGAATTTTGATAAGTCAAGTACTAACTACCTACCAAGAGTAATTGGTGATAGATATGTAACAATAGACACAAATGGTAAACTTACCTACAATGGTGATTGGCCAAATATGTCTAACCATATCTACATTAGTGATTATTCAGACCTTGAGTTTGCACCTAAGACTGTTGTTCCAATGGGCCACTCAGCGTTATCAAATACAGTACCTGGTACTACTATTGTTGACGCGGCTAAATTGGTAACATCACAAACAAGTGAAACTGAAGAATTTGATACAACTATTCCTTATGGATTTGACTTTAACTATTATTACACATATAACAATAATGTTAAAGCTCACGATAACGTTTCTTACTTAGCACCAGTACCAACAGGTGCTGGAACTGGTAATAACGCTACGATGTCCTTGGAGAATATGAGTGGTCATAATTCTGCTTCACTTGCTAATGGATATGCTACTGGTTCTGCTAAAATTACATTGACTGGTTCACATATTAGTCAACGTAAATTTGCACTACCTTTTCAAGGCGGATTTGATGGAATGAATCCAGCTACATTGAAAAAGACTGGAGCTAATATTACTTCAGCTAATGTTATGGGATTCGATTGTTCTTCAGCTACATCAATGGGAACTACAGTTTACAAGAAAGCTGTTAATGCTGTAAGTAACCCAGATGAGTTCGATATTAACTTACTTGTAACACCAGGTCTTGTACATGGTCTACATAGTAAAGTTACTTCAAGAGCTATGAATATGTGTGAAGAACGTGGTGATGCTTTTTATGTAATGGATGCTTCCATACATGGTGAGAGTATCTCTACTATAACAAATCGTATATCTGCATTAGATACTAACTATGCAGCTGTATATTATCCTTGGGTTAAGATTGTAGATTCTGGTACTTCGTTACCAGTATGGGTTCCGCCTTCGGTTGTTCTACCTGGTGTTATTGCATATACCGACCAAGTAGCTCACGAATGGTTCGCACCTGCTGGTTTGAATAGAGGTGGATTAACTTCCGTTCTCGAAGCTGAAACCAGACTAACTCATGCAGAACGTGACGACCTTTATGAAGATAGGGTTAATCCTATTGCTTCATTCCCAGGTCAAGGTGTTTGTGTATGGGGTCAGAAAACACTACAAGCTAAACCATCCGCATTGGATAGAGTCAATGTACGTAGATTGTTAATTAGATTGAAGAAATTTATTGCTTCATCTTCAAGATACCTATTGTTCGAACAGAATACTGCTGGAACAAGGAATCGTTTCTTGAATATTGTCAATCCGTTCTTAGATTCAGTACAAGCTAATAGTGGTTTGAGTGCATTTAGAGTTGTCATGGACGAAACTAACAACACATCAGATGTCGTTGATAGAAATCGTCTTGTTGGACAAATCTATATTCAACCTACGAGGACTGCAGAATTTATTGTTCTGGATTTCGTTGTACTCCCAACAGGAGCTACATTTCCAGAGTAATTAAACGTGTCAGTTTAAACTTAAAACCCACCTATCGGTGGGTTTTTTGTTTGTGTGATATTTATTATTGATATTATAGAGATATAGGTTAATCACTTTTATGAATTAGTGATATTTATATATAAGTAAAAAATTAATTAATAATTTGGAGATAAGAAAATGGCTGAATTACTCGACCCTTCAGAAATAATGTTCACTCCGTTTGAACCGAAAACGAAGAACCGTTATATATTATATGTTGAAGGTATACCATCTTATTTGATTAAAACTGCAAACAGACCAAGTATAACGTTTGAAGAAGTTGAACTTAATCATATAAATGTAAAAAGATATGTTAAAGGTAAAGGTTCGTGGGAGCCAATTGAAATTACCTTATATGACCCTGTAGTACCAAGTGGTGCTCAAGCTGTAATGGAATGGGTAAGACTACACAAAGAGTCTGTAACTGGACGTGATGGATATTCTGATTTCTATAAAAAGGATATCACAATCAATATGTTAGGGCCAGTTGGTGATAAAATAGAAGAATGGACTCTTAAAGGTGCATTCATTGTTTCAGCGGCTTTCAATGATTTGGATTGGTCTGCGAGTGACCCAGCCGAAATTACATTGAGTCTACGTTACGATTACGCTATACTACAATTCTAAAATAGTTTATTGGTGGATAGGGGGAAGTTTGTGGTGGACTTCCCCTTTTTATTTATTGATGGTTTTTACTTGTAAGTAGATACTTATTAAAAAGAAGTTTTATAATAGTTTTATATGAATCAAAATATATAGATTAAGGAGAAATTATGGCAAAGAAAGAAAAGCCTAAATTTCCAAGTGAAATTGTACCTTTGCCTTCAAAAGGACATTTTTATCCAGAAGGACATCCCTTGACAAAAGGTGAAGTTGAAGTTAAGTATATGAC